TGTGTTTATACTATAGTTGTTCACTGACAAGATGTTGCCTTTGATCGTAATAACGTTGTTGAACGCTGTTGGTGCTATACCATTAAACAGCAAATGCTTTGAAGGAGGTGTCATAGTTGAGGAAAAGACAATGACACATGGGATAGCAGAATTATGCATCAAAGATGACATAAGCATGCTAAAAACAACATCTACCCAAATTCAAAATACAACAAAATTCAGTAATCGAATCATGCGCAAGATGTTGATACAGAATTACCAAGACTGTAATCCTGTAGAAACTGCTAATGGTCCGATTATGATTTTCCAACCAAATAAAGAGTTGATCTTAACTCCCAAAACATATGCTTGTAGAATGGATTGTTCAATCTCTTTGGATAAAGAAGAAGCAACAATAATTCTGCATTCAGATAAACTGAACCATTATGAAGTCATGGGAACAACAACTGCAACAAGGTGGTTTCAAGGGAGTACAAGCTATTCTCTTGAACATACATGTGAGCATGTTCAAGTGACTTGTGGATCGAAAACATTAAACTTTCATGCATGTTTCAAATATCATATGGCATGCATCCGGCTTTTGAACAAGAGCTATATGCCTGCATTTGTGATTCAATCTGTTTGCAGAAACAAAGAAATAATACTTATGACATGCTTAATATTGATCATATTTGGATTATTGTATGTCTTGACATTGTCATACATTTGCTACATCCTATTGCCACTATTCATACCTATTGCATACTTTTATGGTTGGATCTACAATAGATCGTGTAAAAAATGCCAGTATTGTGGGTTAGCATTCCATCCATTTAGTAAATGTGGGAAGAACTGTGTCTGTGGCTCAATGTTTGAAAATTCAGAACGGATGAAAATGCACAGAACTGCAGGGCTTTGCAAAGGTTATAAATCTTTGAGAGCGGCTAGAATTTTATGCAAAAGCAAGGGGTCTGCTTTTGTTCTAGCAGTATTGTTGGCTACATTGCTACTCTCATTCATACAGCCCTTGGAGGCAGTAAAATTAAACTACAATGGGACAGCAATTGAATTGCCAGAACTCTCACACGAACTTGATTTAATCTTTCAGAATATGGAAACAAAAACAGTTATCCTTATAGTACAGATTTCTTTTCTAGTAGCCACATTGCTATCACTTTTGATTATGTATGTATTCTCAAAGAAGATTGAAGATGTCCTGATATCTAGATACTTGTACTACTGTAAAGAATGCGAGATGACACATCCTAAGAGCGGCTTAAAATATTACTTCAATGGAGAATTCACAAATATGTGTAACTCATGCATGTGTGGATGTGTCTATGATCAAACAGAACTTAATTCTCAAGATGGATATATGGTTCCAATGACACACAGATTAACAATTGGATGTTATGCCCCTGCAAGATATTATACATTACGGAAAATGACAAACATAAGCTACAATCTAGTTGTGTTTCTGTTGGTAATATTTATATCACTTTCTATTGCAGCAGCTGAAACATGCTCCAAAGACAACTATTATAAAGTTTCAGAACCAGTCTCATGCTCAGTTTGGTTAAAATCAAGTGAATGTACTCAATCTAGCACTTTAGATGCTTTGATAACTAGAGTCAAATTACCCCAGGCAGATAAGGATCAAATTAAATCTATTAAAACATCTTTCCTGGAGCTAATGATCAGATCTCAGGAATCGACAAGCCCAATTGGATCTTATGTAATGGAAGATCTTGCCTTAACATTATATTGTAAAGACATTGTTAAGATGAATCAAGAAAGTGGGGAATATAATCATCAGATGAGAGTACTATTCACTGGTAAAGAATTAGAGATTTGCCTGAATGGGAAAATAGCCAAAGCATGCAATTGTATAGTTGGAAGGCAAAACTGTGATTACTCATCTTTAGATGAAGTTACAGCATTTTATGGATCACACAAAGAAATGTTTAAAACAGATACAGCTAGAATGATTCAGGCATTATCCAAAATATTCCCTGGCATACTCGCAAAGGAACTGTTGATAGCATCAAGAGCATCAAATTACTCTAGAGTGGTTGTCATCCTGAAGCTTTTAGAACCCAAATTGGTGAATGCTAAATCGATAATTGCTATTGTGAAAATTCTAGAAAAGGCACTATCAGACAGCACGATCAGTGCAATAAAAATGCCAGAATCCTCAGTTAAAGAAGTTAAACCATTTGATGCTGAGTGGGGTAAAACAAGTATCTTTGACAATATGCAGACATCTACAGACAAAAAGACATGTACAAATGCAAAGTTGTATAAATGTTTTTACCCGGTAAGTTTGAAATTTACATTTTTCGTGAAATGTGAAGAAGAGAATAAATTTTACACTTCTGGAGAATATTTAGTTGCAACACATTACTCAACGCCAACCAGTTTCTGTGTTGCTGATCCATATTGTGAGCTAGATTTTAAAGGAATCAGTGTAGATAGAAAAGAAGAACTGCAGACTTACAGATGCATCCAAGAGACATTGAACCAACAGGAGAACGATAATTCAAGACCCATTAATAAATGTAAAGTGGTATCTACACAATCCTGCACTGTTGGCAACACTGCAAACAGAAGTGTAGCAGAATGTGACAATGGATACTTTTATGAGTATGTTGGAGAGATCCATCAAAGCCCAAAAGATAATGTTGGTGTTTACTGCTTTGAAAAAGGCTGCAAACAAAATAGGTTCCCACATCACTTGGATAATGTAAAAGGCTGCACATCACATAATCTAGCAATGATCAGTAGAAAACTAAAAGAGATCAATTATTCTAACTTGGAACAGTTGAAGCATAGTATGCAAGAGGCAATAAAAACAGACCTAGTGGAGCACAATTATATCCCCACAAAGAACTTACCTAAGATAACACCTTCCTTTAAGGCTTTATCCATACATGGTGTTGAAACAGAGCAGGGCATAGAAAGTTCTTACATAGAGACAAATCTACTAGTAAGAACAGGAGTTTCGTCAGGTCTACATTTGACGACAAAAAATGGCGAACCATTATTTGACTTGATACTCTTTGTCAAAACAGCACACTATGAAGCTACATATGAAGAAATTTATAAAACAGGGCCAACTGTAGGAATAAATATGCAACACAATGAAAAGTGCACAGGGAGTTGTCCGCAAAACATGTCCAAGATAGGCTGGTTATCGTTCTCTAAAGAGCATACTAGCCAATGGGGTTGCGAAGAATTTGGATGTCTTGCAGTCAATGAGGGTTGTGTTTATGGTCATTGCAGAGATTTAATCAAACCAGACATAACAGTTATAAGAAAGGCACAAGAAGAAGAACCTGTCATTAAAATATGTTTTACATTACCCCAAGAATCATTATGCCAAAATATTAATTCATTTACGCCGATAGTGACAGAGAAATTTGAAGTCCAATTTTTGTCTAATGAAGCTGGGAAGATTCCAAAGCTTTTAGCATATAAATCGCATAAGATATTTGCTGGAATGATAAATGATCTTGGGACTTTCTCAAAAATGTGTGGAAGCGTGCAACAGACACCCCGTGGAGTCCTAGGTGCAGGCATTCCTCGATTTGACTACTTATGCCATGCTGCCAAGAGGAAGGATATAACTATAAGCAGGTGTTTTGACAATTTCTATGAATCGTGCTCACTGTTAGAAACAAGAGATGACATAGTTTACGATTCATCGACTAATAGAGTGTCACTGTTAAATAAAAACATGGGTGAACTAAGAGTTAAAATAAAATTGGGAGATATCAATTATAAGCTATTTGAAAAAACCCCATCATTTGACTTGAAAGGATCCTGTGTTGGCTGCATTAATTGTATTCGGGGAGTGGATTGTGAATTGGAGATCATTGCTAGTGGAGAGTCAGTATGTATATTGAGCTCTAATTGTGCTTTTTATCACAACAATCTCCGCATAGATCCGAATGTTCAAAAATATGGACTGAAAGCAAAATGTACACAGGAACATATCTGGATAGAGCTCTGTGGGAATAAAATAGAGGTTCAAATTAGCATCACAAAAACATCAGAAACTATTGAAGTGGGGAACAGCGATCAGACTTACTTTGTTAAGGAGCATGACATTCGATGTGGGACATGGCTTTGCAAAGTGAGTGAGCAAGGGATAAGTTCCATTTTTGCACCATTTTTTGCAGTGTTTGGGACATATGGGAAAATAGCATTCTATTCTGTCTTGGGAGTATTGCTTGCAGCACTAATCATATATCTATCTCTCCCCATAATTGGGAAGATAAAAGATACATTGAAGAAAAATGAATACGAATACCTGAAGGAGACAATCGGGAAGAGAAGATAATCAGGGCTTCC